ACACCTGGTATTACAGTTGAAGCTGGTGACCAAACATGTTTTCCAGTTGATGGGTCAATAATACGAACCCAAGGCCAATATGTTGCTGCGTATGAAGTATCTCTTGATTGAGCTTCTGTTGTTGCTTCACCTAATGTACTTCCAAAAGTAGCTAAATCCATTACATATAAATTATCTCCTCTAGAGATCGTGTTAGTAATGATGTTAGTTATTTGTGTTGTATGAGTATCGTTTAATAACCCAGGAGTAAATAATACATTGAATTGATATTGTTCTGCATTGCTTAACAATGCAATCATATTATTATAACTAGCACCTATTAAACCTTGTGTATTAGTTGAGATAGCATCATATAAATTAATAGTATTATTTACAGTACCACCAGCATTAAAAAATGAACCACCTGCTGATCCACTTCCATTTTGTGGAATTGATGATGTATAAGCACTTACTGCTATTCCATTAGCATCAAAGTAGTTTGGTGTGTTATAATTAATAGCTTTAATACGCACATAACGTGAATTATTTGGATAGCTTCCAGATAATTCCATTTGATTTGTAGTTGTGTTGTAATTTAATACTTGATCACCTATAACTTTAGATATATAACGTGATGAGTTTGGATCTAAATTAACATTGTTGAATGCTTCTAATACTGTTTTTTTAGCAGTTGTATCATTACCTCTTCTAACTAATACATTAAATGTACCTGAACCAGTATTTGAATTTGAAATTTCCCATCTAACGTTATCTGTACTTCCAGATGCTAATGCTCCTGAAATCTCTGATCCACTGTTATTCATGATAACTCCTTTAGATAAAGTTTCTAAAGTGAATGATGATGAAGCAGCATTTAAATAATTTGGAATTGTTGTACTTTGTGCTGATGTCCATGTAGCTGAGCTAGTTACAACACGAGCAACTAACAATGAAGTTCCTCCATAATTAAAGTAATTATAAGCAGCTATTGAAGTAAGGTATGAATATGAATTACCACCACTGATAAAAGTATCTCCAAACAATGTTTGAAAGTCAGAATATGAAGTTACTAAAGTAGGGACTTCAACAGGACCTTTTACTGTTGGACCCATAATAGCAGCACCAGCTTGAACAGGTTGTCCTGTTAAGAATGTGTTGTCTATTTCACTAATTGCTACTCCAGGAGAAGTTGTAAAGTTTGCCATTTTATGTTTTTATTATAAATATTAATGTTCTTTCTAAAATATATTATTAAGCAGGAAACGTTGCACCTGTAGGTAATATATTGAAGTCTAATATAATAAATTCAACTGTTTTAGTTGGTTGAATATAGATCTGGCCTATTAATTGGTTGTTATCTACTACGTTAGGTGGATTATTAGATTCATCCATTATTACTCTAAAGGCGATTAGACCTTGTTGTTGTTGGACAGAAGCTAAATATGGATTAATTACTGCTAAGAAGTTATTTCTTGTGATTGTATCATTTTGTTCAAATACAAATGTATCTGCTACTTGAGAAATATATGATTTTAATTCAATCAATAAACGACGCACGTTGATACGATCTAAAGATGATCTTTTCTTTTGTAATGTTTTTTGTCCAAATATTACTACTCCTGTATTAGGGTAAGTTGTAAGTGGGTTAATATTTGCTTGATATAATGTATCTCTATTACCTTGAGTTAATACACGTTCTGCTTGTGTAGCAGTAGTTAAAACACCTCTATTAATACCTGCAGGTGCAAACCAAGGAGCAGTTACATTATCATTAAATGCATATATTCCTGGGATTAATGTTGAAGCTGGTACCCATACTTGATTAGCTGTACTTGGGTCAATTGTTTTAACCCAAGGCCAATATGTTGCAGCGTAAGAAGTATCATATACTGATGTATCTGTTAATACTTGGGAAATTTGAGCTCCATATTTTGAAGAATCAAATACTACCATCATATCTCCTCTATTTTGAGCAATAGAAACCATAGAAGTAATTGCAGATGTAGCTACACCTCCTGTGTTAGATATTAAACCAGGAGCAACTAATAAATTGTAACTAAATGCATCTTTATTTGCTAATAATGAAATAGATTCAGTATAAGCACTAGCCGATATACCTTGAATATTTGTTGAGGTAGTAATATTTTCGTAGTAATTTGCTATTACACCTGTTGGTACATTTTTTCCTACAGCACTTCCAAAAGAACCACTTGCATTAATTGGAATTGAACCTGTGTATATAGATTTTGGATTACCTACGTTATCGAAATAGTTAGGTGTTGATTGATTGACTTGTTTAACGCGTACACACGTTGAATTATTTGGATAATTTCCAGATAATTGAACATAATATTCACCATTATCACTTGCTACACTTTCAACTTGATTACCAATTACTTTTTCAATATAATTTGAAGAGAATGGATCTAAAGATAATGGACCCCAGGTTTCAACTACTGAAGGAGAAGTTGAAGTATCATTACCTTGACGGATTAATAGGTTAAATGTACCTAAATCTGTATTAGAGTTTGCAATCTGCCATCTAAAATTATTTGATGAACCACTTAATAATGTTCCTAATGACCCTGTTGGGCCTGTACTATTCATTATTTCACCTTTAGAAATAGTTTCTAATATAAAAGGTGCTGTATTATATGGAGAACCTGCAGAATGTGCTGAAGAAGATATAAATGATGAAGTTGCTGAGGTAAATGTTTCACCTACTACTCTGGTTACAAGTAATGAAGGACCTCCATTATTAAAATAGTTATACGCTGCAATAGAGGTAAAATAAGTGTAGGTGTTACTCCCACTAAGGAAAGTATCACCAAACTTATTTAAATAATCTGTATATGTTGTTACTATTGTAGGGATACCTACTTTACCTTTTACGGTTGGTCCTATAATAGCGGCACCTGCTTGTACAGGGGCTTGAGTTATAAATGATTGATCATTCTCTATAGCTAATACACCAGGTGATACAATTGTTTCTGCCATTGTAATAAATTATTTTGTTATAAATATGGTGTATTTCAACCCAGATTAACCTATCAACGTAATTTCACCTGTTTCCGGATCAATATTTGATTTTCCGTATTTTTCAAAGATTGTTTTTGTAAAATCTTGTTCTTGACTAGATAAATCTTTCAAAGCACTTTTAACTGATTCGTGGCGCATGTCTAGTTGGGTTCTAATCATTTCGATTTCACCAAATTCCATTACTAATGATTGTGTTTTTTGTTGAAGTGCTGTTAATAAAGCTTTTTCTTCGTCTGTTAAGAACTTTTTGTCTGTAACTGTTTCCATATTTATTTATTTTTATTTGTTTTTATGTAATTGGGTCAAAATTTCTAGTGCAATATAAAACTACATTATGTGCTATATTATTTGCTAATCCATATCCTGTTAAAGTTCTCCATTGTATATATATTGGTGTTAATACATCAACGGTTATATTTACTCCTTCTACAAATGAATCAAAAGTATCATCATGAGTTAAAGTTTGAGAAAAATTATATATGTTATTACCATAACCTAAACTATATGAAGAAGTTGAATTAGTTCCAAGGGTTCCATTACAAGTTGTTGAAATACTTGCACTTAATATTTTAATTCTTGTTGGAAGAGATGTTCCCGCTTGATTTGAACTTGTTGGTAAAGATGGGATTTGTTGTGTACTTGGATTACAATCAAAATAGTAATAAGTACTATCATTTATTGTTGTAACTTGCCCATGATGTAATTGAATAACTAATGTATCATAAGAAATATTAGCATAATCTGTGTTACTTGATGATCGTGCAGTATGGGAATATGATGATGATAAAGCGTAAGATGCATTAGTTATTAAATTACCTGTTACTGGTGAGTCTAAATTTAATGGACCTATAATATTTAATGAGCCTGATAAGGTTATGTCATATGCGCTTATTCCTGCAAATGCATCAATTGATTGAGTAACGTGCCATACTCTAATAGTACTGTTATCTACTATACCTGTTTTTGAAAGTGTATTAGCCATTAGTTCTTTTAATATATAAATTTACATTATGTGTAACCTTTGTTGGTTCTGCATACCCAGTTGTTCCTGTTTCTACAAGGACATATATTTTATCACCTTGTGTTACTGGTAATTGTTGGTTATCTCCGGATGTTATTGTATTTGATCCTGTAAGATACCTTAATGGATTTGTTTGAAAAGAAAAATTTGTAGAATTTACATATAATCTTACATTAGAAGTTAAAGAACCCGTTATACCTGCTACTACAGAAGTAACAGTGGTTCTATATATTATCCCATCACCTTTAGGGTATATAATCCCTACAAGATCTGCAGATGAGGTTGATTGGTTTCCTGCTCCTATATTATAATTATATGATTGGGAAATATCGGTTCTTGGACTATATAATTGAAGTATTATAGTTTCATTATCAGCAAATGATGTAGTTAAAGCATATGAAGATATAGAACCTGTTGAAGCATAAGATGAGGTAATAACGTAAGATGCAGTACCATGAAAATTTTTATTTATGATTGTATC